TTTCAGTTTGGGTGTCAGCAATAAACGCCACGTCCCATCTTGCACCATCATATTGAATGATGTCGTTTGCGCTGGCCACTAGTGGTCTCCCATTGGCACCAACCCAGGCTGTGGCAGGCGCTGAGTTATCTTCAGCACCAGTAGCTTCGGTCAACAAATATCGTTGTCCTGCGGCCGAGGCCGGCAGTCCTTGACCAGGGCCACTTGCTAATGGATTTATCACTGCGTTGATGGCCGTCAAACTATTCTGAGGCGCAGTGTCAGCATCAATGTTGAATATCAAGAATCTTTCATCATTTGGGTTTACCGCAATGGTACCAATCACTTGGCTACCATCATCTTGATCCAACCTGATTTGGCTAATGCCCGGACGCAACACGCCATACATGCCAATAACAGCTGGCCACAACAGCGTACTGTCGCTCACAATAGTGGTGGCAGCCAGTTCGTCGTTGGTGGGCTCTTGCACTATCAATTGTTGTTGTAAACACTGGACCTGATTGCCAATCACAACCACAGCATAGTTGTATGGTGTGATTTTTTGTCTTGTGCCCAATAGCAAATCGTTGTTGATAATAGCATCCACAAAGTCGCCTTGGGCATCGTACATGCTGGCAATCACACGCTCAATAATGCCCAGTTTCTTGACCTTGGCAGGTGAGCTGATCCAGATTGGCAGGTTAAATTTCAACGTGCAAATATCAATGGGATTTTCTGTGCTGATAGGGATGGTACGGCTGGTCCATTGAGTAGATTCGAGCTCAACCACACTCAATGATGTCCAATCCAAGAAGTTGTCTGTGCTTTGTACTTCCAGTGCAGGATTAAACAGCGTGAGAATCTGCTCCAGGATCTGAAACTTTTGATTGGTGTTTGAGGTCCAAATGTCCAGAGTAATGGTTAACTTGTAAGGTACAGGCATCAGGCGTTCAACAGTGAATGCATTGCCCTGTGTGGTCTCATAAGTTTCTGTATCTTGGTCGTAGGTGCGTTGGCGAATAGTGCGTTTGCTTACGTGATAAGGTTCTTGCATTCTAGGACGATCATAATCCAATCCAGAAATGTAAAAGGTCATCATTGGAGTAGCAGGCAAAAAGTTTGCGGAGTTTTCCTGTATGATTGTCTGCGCATTACGGCTGGCATCACCGTAACGCACAGGAACTCTTAGCAAGGCAGCCGCATCTGATCCTTCTTGACGTCCGTATTCAACCTGGAACCCAGAAAAGATTCTGGTAAACTGTAATAGAAAGCGACGTATTTGTTCGTCGTAAAAAAATTGCTGACTCATAATTAACTCGATCTTTGTCCGGGTCTAGTGTCTGGGAATGGATTTGGCGGCTTGTTGCCGTTGTCATCGCCATTGTCTGCTCTGGGCTTGAGAATTTCACTCAAGCTCTGACGACTTGGAATATTGCCCATGTCTGTTGTTTTCACTGTGTATGTATTGTTCACGAAGCCTGAGCGTAAAGTATTGTTGTTGCTGCCATTGTTGAGATCAGTGCGAACATTGTCTTCGATGCGGGCCCAGCGTGTGCCTGAATAACGGAACAAGCGATTGGGGAAATAATCCAAACGTAACGCATAGTCGCCCACAGATGGATTGTCCGGGAACGCAACACCAGCTGAGGTTGGGAATCCATTGGGTGGGATGCCATCACCGGTCAAGTAGCCAGCGGTATATCCGTTGGTGTCTGGAGTTAGATTCATGCCTCCTTCGGTGCCATCCACTGTGGTAGCACCATCTGTAGTTAGGCCCACAGGATTAGCAGGTTGTCCGTCTAGGGTATTTGGCACCACATACATCTTGGTTACATCGTATCCAGACTTGGGAACTTCCACATCAGCCTGCACAAGAATAGCATCGTTGATCTGCTGATCTTTGGTACGAGTACTCATCAACTCGCTCTCTGTACCTGGTGTATACTCACGCCAGTATGTGGCATTGTCTATGGCTGTGCCAGCAGGCACATTTACTTTAGCTTGATAATACACATCACCTTGGTTCACAATATCGCCAGCAGGATAGAAGTTATCATTATCCCAGATGGTAGACTTGACCATGGGTTTTTTAAGAATGTCTTTGTATTCTTGAGCATTGGTCAGCGGTGTTGCTTTAACACGCCACAAGTGCGGCAACCAAGTTTGGCTAAAACCTTCACTAGCAAATGCCGCATCCTGAATTACATAGTACTTGGGCAAGGCTTCGGGAATGTTTGAATTCAAGGGATAGTAATCTTTCAAGTTGGGCAGTTCCAGCACATCACCTACCATGAGTTTGCGTTGAAACACATCAATCATGTTGTTGTAGTGGAATGTAATAAACAAGGTATCGTTGTTTAGGAACAGGCCAAACTGGCTCAAATCAAAATCCACGTCTTGAGCATTGTAAACACCACGCATGACATAGATGTCTTGGTCGTAGATTCTATCACGATTTTCCAACAACAACAAGTCTTGGATGTTTAGTGGACTTAGCTCGTCATAAATTGGTTGAGTTGCATCAGCATTACCTGAAAATGCTGAATCGTCGCCGCCAGTTTCTGGACCCATGTATTTGTGGATGTAGATATCTACTCCTCCAACAGTGTACATCTCTCGGATGGTACGATCCAAAAATTGGTAGTCGCGGGTTCGATTGGGGCGGTATAGGCTTAGGCGTGGCATGTTGTTATTTATAGTATTTTGGTTGACTGAATATTCCCAAACTGCTATAATTAGCACTTAACTACACAAGGAGCCACAATGCTAACAGATGTACAAAGCGCACAAATTAATAATACTGAAGTATACACTTTAGATTATGAGACAGAAGCCCTGCAAAGTTGCGAGGATTTAACAGACAAGCTAGAGGTACGTGCAACCAATGTTATTTTGGAGCAAACAGCATGGGACGCTCGCGAGGATTTGGGCGGCATTACAGTTTACTTCCGAGATAATACTTTAGTAGCATTCTACGATTACGAACAGTTTCGTGGCACTGTGTTCTAAAAACAACACCAGCAAAGATTGACATCAAAATCAATCTTTGCTATAATACATACTTACCCACTCCAGGAGTATGTTGTGAAAGCCGCTAATTTTTTAACAAAATACACAGGCCCAAAAGGCAAGGGGTTTATACAACCCTACGACAAAGTAAAAGCCACAGAAAAATGGGTAGAGTATGCTCTTGACATTGTGGACATGAGCCGTATAATAATGACAGTGGACTTCAACACTAAATGGAAACTGGCAGAAGCACTGGAAGTGGCAGAGCGCAAAAAAGCCTGGATGTACAAGCACAAGAATTTTGACGTTACCCGTGCCGCTAAACTTTTTGACGCTGTTAAACACCTCCCCAAAACTAAGTAAGGAATATTATGATTGCAACAAAACCCGTCAAGCCCTTAAACCCACGTAGTGCGGATACCAATGCTCTAGGCATGGAACCTACATGGCGTGTACAACCCACAGAAGGCCGTATCAGTGCCTTTAGTCATGCATTCTCTTGGTACAACTACTTTTATGGTAAAAAAGATGCCCGTGAGATGATTGTAAATTACCTGGAAACACACGGCCGCAAGGACGACGTTCGCACACTCAAACGTATTCCGGACAGCTCAATTCGACTCACAACAGGTTGGTTGTGCCGCATGAGTATGGTGGGACTAGAACTTACTGAACATGAACAGATCAAATTGGATAACTTGCTTAAAGAGATATTGGAATCCAAGCAAGATGAAGAAGCAGAAGAAGTGGCGGTGGATGATGCAGTACCAAAAGTCACCATCCAAGATCGTCTGCGTGACAAGGTATCAGAATGTGCAGGTGAATTAGATGGCTTGTTTGACGACTTTATCTCAAATGGTGCCAAACTCAATGCAGACTACAAACCTGTGGTGCTCATGCGCAGTCTAAACATTGCCCCACAAATGGTAAATGACATCAAGCAAATCTGGACACGTAAACTCACAGAGTTTGATGAGGCAGTAGAGGGCAAAGATGCGGACCTGGCACAGGGCTACAATTACCTGTCTAAGATACAGTTGAAGAATTGTGTAAAATTCTGTGAGCTTGTGATTTCGGACTGTGGTGCCTATGTGCAGATTAAAAAGGTTGAACGCAAGCCACGTGCAGTTAAAACAGTGTCACCAGAGAAACGTGCCGCAAAATTCAAGTGTATTGTAGAATTTGCAGAACTCAAACTCAAAGGCCTACCAGCCGCTAGTCTAGTAGACAAGGCAGAAGCCTGGTTGTATGACACTAAAAAACGCAAACTAATCCATATTGTTGCTGACAGTCATACACAGGCATTTACTGTAAAGAGCAACGCTATTATTGGATTTAGCACAATAGACAGCCAGCAAAAAACTCTGCGCAAGCCAGCAGATGTGCTCCGAGCCCTGAGTGCCGCAGGCAAGCCAGCCGCAAGAAAGATCTACAAGGACTTGACCACTACAGAAACACCGTTTAACGGACGTGGTACAGAGAACTTGGTCATTCTAAAAAGCTGGTAAATAAAGGGGACGGAGTCCCCCAATGGCAGAACAGCAACAAAACTCGCTTGAGACACTCAAGCAAAACTTAGTAGAATATGTGAAACTCCAACTTGGTGATCAGATCATTGACATCGAGTTGGACCCTGCTCACTACGAAGCCGCTTATCAAAAAACACTAGGCACTTATCGCCAACGGGCCAGCAATGCCTACGAGGAAAGCTACAGTTTTATGGAACTGGTTAAAGATGTCAACATCTATCAGTTGCCACAAGAGGTAGTGAGTGTACGGCAGGTATTCCGTAGAACTTTTGGTGATGCCACAGGCCCGTTTGCCAGTAACTTTGACCCGTTTGCACAGGCCAGTTTGAATGTGTATCTAATGAACTTCAACGTAGCAGGCGGCCTTGCCACATACGACTTCTACAGCCAGTATGTAGAACTAGCCGCACGTATGTTTGGTGGCTACATGAACTACACCTACAACCAGGTCACAAAGAAAATCCAGCTGATCCGTGATCCAAAAGGCACCGGCGAGAATGTGTTGCTTTGGTGCTACAACCTAAAGCCCGAAATCAACTTGCTCCAGGACTTCCAAATCTCACAATGGATCAAAGACTACATGGTTGCCAACTGTAAGATGATCATTGGCGAGGCACGTGAAAAGTTTGGATCAATTGCAGGTCCACAAGGCGGTGGCACCCTAAACGGAGCTGCCATGAAAGCCGAAGCCAAGGAAGCTATCACAGCACTAGAAGAACAACTCAAGAACTATGTGGATGCCAGCCAACCACTTACCTGGGTAATCGGTTAAACACCAATAGACGTAC